CTTTTTATTATCTAAAAATCTAATTAATAGAGAAAGTAAAAGAGTTTGTACTACGTGTAGTGAATATTCTTTTAATATGAAAGATGATCTTTATATGAATAAGTTTGACTGTTGCTGGAAATGTTACATTCAATGGGTAGAAGACAGAGAAGAGCGATGGCTAAGTGGCTGGAGACCTAACAATGATAAGAAAGAATAAAAAAAGAATTGACCCTCGTTATTTTTTAAACGAAACAGCAACGAGAGATTTAAATGAGGTATTTGGTGAGGGCCCTTTTAAAGTTTATGAAATAGATAAAAAAGGAGACAAACCAAAGCTTGTGCCTGATTCCGGTGGTAAAAACCGTGACACATTAGAAGCTGCGCAGCATGCTGCCGAACAGCAGCGTGGCAGGTATGAAGTTTATATTTTAGATAAAGATAGAAAACGGGTCTATACTAAAAAGACAGGAGCAAACTAAATGGCTACAGTATATGATATAGTAAGAGGAATCAATCAAGCAGCAGCAAATGCTTATGATGGTTCACACGATGAGAGATTTGTTGTAGATGGCGAAGACAAGGCTGTAGGTCTCAAAAGAGAGCAAGGTTGCGCCATTAATGATTCTAGAGTGATGGACGGATTTAATGTTCGAATGAGTGGCCCACAACTAATAGTCTCCTATCAGTCAGAGATGCCTATGTCTGCTTTTCACAATACAAAGCTTGATCAAGAACTGGAAGAGACATATGCCGATATCGCAAAGTTTTTAAAGAAAGAATATAAGAAAGTAACCGGAGACGCTCTCTCTCTCAAAGAAGATGGCCCTTGTGATTTTATGCTTCAAAATATGTCCCGAATTAGAACTTGGGTGCAAGCAACAAAGACATATACCGTTGGTAATATGACTGACGTCATTCCAGTCGGAGAGCCTTCAGAAGACCGCCTCGAAGCAAATTTTAAAAAGTTTCTTGAGCTAAGCACAGATAAGAAGCCACAAAACGTAACTAGAAAAGATGCTTAATGGCCTACAAACTCACCAAAGAAAAAATAGTCAAGGAGATAGTCAAGTCTGGTAAGAAGCCAACTTATTTTATTAATACTTACGCTAAGATCCCTCATCCAGGCAAAGGCCTAATCCCATTCAAGACATATGATTTTCAAGGAGATTTAGTAGATAATCTTGCCCTTCATCGATTTATTGTAGTTTTAAAAGCACGACAGCTAGGAATATCAACGATTACAGCAGCTTATGTGGCGTGGCTGGTATTATTTCACAGAGATAAAAATGTTCTTATTGTTGCGACTAAGCTTTCAACAGCTGCGAACTTGGTGAGAAAAGTAAAGATCATTTTAAAGAACCTTCCAGAATGGATACGCATAGCTGATTTTGCTGTAGATAACAAAAACAGCATTGAATTGAGTAATGGGTCGCAAGTTAAAGCCTCATCAACTTCTGGCGATGCGGGTCGTTCAGAAGCGCTGTCTCTTCTCGTTATTGATGAGGCTGCACATATTGACGGATTAGAAGATCTGTGGACCGGTCTTTATCCTACAATTTCAACTGGTGGGCGATGTATTGCTATTTCAACTCCAAATGGTGTTGGCGATTGGTTTCACGAAACTTATGTAGGCGCAGAAAGCGGTGAAAATGAATTCTTTCCTGTAAGTTTAACATGGGACAAACACCCAGATAGAGACAAAAAATGGTTCGAAGTAGAAACAAAGAATATGAGCAAGCGACAAATTGCTCAAGAATACGAATGTAACTTTAATACTTCTGGCGACACTGTTGTCCATCCAGATGATATTATGCGTATTAAAGGGATGATTACAGATCCAGTTCATCGTGTTGGATTTGATAGAAATACTTGGATTTGGGAAGAACCGAAAGATGAAAACACATATTTATTGGTTGCCGATGTGGCAAGAGGCGATGGTGCTGATTCTAGCACATTTCATGTCTTTAAATTAGAAACAATGGAAATAATATGCGAATACAAAGGAAAGCCAACTCCTGATATTTTTGCTGAAATAATTTATACAACCGGCTTGCAGTATAATACTGCGATGGTTGTAATAGAAAACAATTCTGTTGGCTTCCATGTATTGGAAAAATTAAAAGATCGAGGATACTCCAATGTATATCACTCCAAAAAAGGCACACATCAATATGTTGAGCAATATGCAGCTGAAGGCAATTCAGCAGTAGTTCCAGGTTTTACTACCTCAATGAAAACCAGACCTTTGATTATTGCCAAGTTCGAAGAGTTTATAAGAAATAAAGTTTTAACTATTTATTCTAGAAGATTGGCAAACGAATTGGACACTTTTATTTGGAAGAATGGGAGACCAGAAGCTCAAAGAAGTTATAATGATGATTTGATTATGGCCTGCGCAATTGGCTGTTGGGTTAGGGATACTGCAATTATTGAAAATAAAAGGGATATTGAGTATAAAAAAGCATTTTTAAATGCTATAATAACTACTAAAACCACTTTAGACACAAGAGCCCCTGGCCAAGCAAAGCCAAGTATGCAAGATAGAATGTTTGATGAGCGTCAAAAAATGAAAGAACTTGGTTGGATATTTAAAGGATAAACAATGGCTGATAATAAAACTACTAAAAATCCCGACTCACCGTTATTTAAAAGACTAACACGTCTCTTCTCAGGTCCAATAATTAACTACCGAACACAGAATACAAGACAACTTCGTCGTCGTAGGCTGGATAAATACGCAAGAACTTTTCAAGATGTAGCGGGCCAAAAGTTTGAACGAGCAGGTTACAACCCATTAGATAATTTTTCTTCTTACAACATGGACACTCAAAGTCGTCTTACTCGTTATTCTGATTTTGACCAGATGGAGTATATGCCAGAATTAGCATCGTCTTTAGATATTTATGCCGATGAAATGACCACATTTAATGTTTATAATAGAATGTTAAGAATCCAATGTCCGGACGAAGAAATCAAACAGATTTTAGAAACATTATATTATCAGATACTTAATATAGAATTTAATCTTTTTGGCTGGTCTCGCACGATGTGTAAGTATGGCGATTTTTATCTCTATTTAGATATTGATCCAGACATTGGTATAAAGAATGCTATTGGGTTACCAGTTCGCGATATTGAAAGGATAGAAGGTCAAGATAAAAACAATCCTAATTACGTACAGTTTCAGTGGAACAGCGCCGGCGTAACGTTTGAAAATTGGCAAATTGCTCATTTCAGAGTTCTTGGAAATGATAAGCATGCGCCATACGGCACATCTGTATTAGACCCAGCCAGAAGAATTTGGAGACAGTTGACGCTTTTAGAAGATGCGATGATGGCTTATCGTATTGTTCGAGCGCCAGAAAGAAGAGTGTTTTATGTTGATGTCGGGAATATTCCGCCTCAAGATGTAGAACAATTTATGCAACGCTTTATTACATCAATGAAGCGTAATCAGATTGTAGATCCGGATACTGGACGAGTCGACTTACGTTATAATCCAATGTCTGTTGAAGAAGATTATTTTATTCCTGTTCGCGGTGATGTAAAAACAGAGATTCAATCGCTTGCCGGCGGCTCATACGCCGGCGACATTGACGACGTTAAATATATGCGCGACAAGTTGTTTGCGGCAGTAAAGATCCCACAAACCTATCTTATCAGAGGCGAAGGCGGCGAAGAAGATAAGGGCGCCCTAGCCCAAAAAGATATTCGCTTCTCGCGAACTGTTCAAAGATTACAACGTTCTATAGTATCAGAACTGGAAAAAATAGCGACTATTCATCTTTATACATTAGGTTTTAGAGGCGACGACCTCATCAATTTCAGCTTAAGATTGAATAACCCATCTAAAATATCCGAACTACAAGAGCTGGAAACTTGGGACAAGAAGTTTGCTGTGGCCAGCACAGCGACCGAAGGATACTTTTCCAAGCGTTGGATTGCTCAAAACTTGTTCGACATATCAGATGAAGAGTTCTTGCGTAATCAGCGTGAACTGTTTTACGATCGTAAGATCGCCACACAACTCGATCAAGTTGCAGAAGAAGAAGCTGCAGCAGCAGCCGGCGGTCTAGGAGGTGAGTTTGGCGGCGACGAATTAGGCGGTGATCTTGGCGGTGAAGAATTGGGCGGTGATCTTGGCGGTGATCTTGGCGGTGAAGAGCTAGGCGGTGAAGAGCTAGGCGGCGAAGAAGAACCAGGAGGAGAAGCTCTTTTAGGAGCACCAGATATGCCAGCCGGTAAACGTGATGATAAACCAGGCTGGAATAGGCCGGATGTTTGGATGGACAAAGAAGGAAGAACAACAACTAAAAAATCCAAACACAAGATGTATAGACCAGTAAAACACGACAAGCGAAAGAGTGCAGGCCCACGATCACGCCAAATGAAAGCACTTTCTGGTCACGAAATGGCCAGAATGCCTTCTCGTCAAGTAAGAATGAACTTGCCAGCAGGCGCAAAAGAATTGCTTGGCCTGGGTAATGGCATTTTTGAGAATAAAGAAACTAATTATGACAAAGAAGAAAAAGAAATATTTGAGGTTAAAGAAGAAGTGAAGAAGATTTTTGAAGATTTGGAGCGCAAATAATGATTAAGCACAATAAAAAAAGAAACACTGCCTTTATTTATGAAGCTCTGGTAAGAGAAGTTGTAAAACAGTCAATCAGTCAGGACAGTGCTAAAAGAGATGTTGTTATTGTGATCATCAAGGAAAGCTTCCCAAAAGGCTCTCAACTAAAAAAAGAACTTGAACTCTACAAAACTCTTTTAGAAACTAAAAATCTAAATGAAAGAATCGCTGAAAAATTAATATTTGAAGTAGTCAAGCAACATAAGACAATAAATCAAAAGCAGTTATTTAAAGAGCAAAGCATTGTTATTTCAAAAATTAACAAACAGATATCTAAAAGCGTCTTTAATAACTTTGTGCCAAATTATAAAAATCTAGCTACAATAGCACAAATGTT